ATCTCCTTTCAATTTCAATTCTTCAATTCGTTCTTCCAACACATTAATAGCGGTGGAAAGCCTACCCGTATCCTGTGGTTTCAGTCTTGTCTTTAAAAGTTGAACCTCTGTCTCCAGAATTGATTTGGTTAGTATCGCAACAGAATCAGTTTTGACTTGCATTATGCAGCATCCTTATATTTGTCATACCAGTACTTAGAAGAGTTACGCAACTCAAAATTTGCATCACGAACATACTCAAGCAGTTCAGTGATATACTTGGCTTGTTTTTCAGACCAATCATCACCACGATTTGCAATCTGATCAATGATCTCTTGAACGTAATTGATAGATGGACATGTGTCGCCAGGCACGTTAGGCGCAGATGCCTTTGCAGCATCAATCTTCACACGTTTTACACTCACTTTAGGCATTTAACAATTCCTTATTTGCTGTTTCAAAAATAACATACTCACCAAAATACTTGTCAATTGTCTTAACAAGATTCGTATAGTCGCTGGACTTCATCTCTTCGATAATGTCATCAAACGTCATTATACCATCAGGTAATCCATATCGCCATGCTAAACCTTTAACAAGTCCCATGAGTTGATATGCATTACCTTTAGGTCCATCCAGATCAACAACGAACTCTCTAGGGATTGATTCACGGATCATTAGACTTTCTCCCAAACTATCGTTTCATTTCCAACGAATTTATACTTCGTGTTTCCAACCAGCACCATATCACCGACACTGGTGCTTCGACAAGCGCCACCGTCAAACATTGGCGTCACTTCTTCGTTCTTCCACCATGCATCATTGATGGTGTTGGTCTTCACAAAAGCTTCCTCACACTTGTTCATATCAGTCAAAGTCTTGTCAACCTCAACAAATGCGACAGTAGTAGGCGCATCTTCAAATGCAGCGTGAATAACCGCAACTTTTTCTTTCTTGAACGTCTTCATCAGAGCATCCGTTTTCTTGTTAGGCATAAAATTCTTCCTCTGTATAGTATCCAATGGATGAACCGTTAACGGTAGGTCCAGAGTTAATCTCACTCAACAACAACCAAGTATGTGAACCGTTGTCCCACTTGATCTTGGCTTCTTCCATAGCACTTCCATAGGTACGATCAATAGTGACAATCTCACCTTCCCACAAGGGAATCATTGCACCGAAATAACCAATCATTTTCGCACCTAGTATCACCTTTTCGGCGTTCCACTCTTCTGTTTCAAAGAAACGGATATCTGCATCTGTGGTGAATGGGTCAGTATTCTCAGCAATTGCTGTTTCAATGCGTTTTTCGAGGGTCATGTCTGTTTCCTTATTTCTCATCATATATACATTATCGCATACTTTAGAACATTTGTCAAGTACTAATTTGCACAACCTGACATTAATCCTTCAGTAGCACAGGGGTCTTCGATATACCCCACGATTGCGACACACGCAACCATGATGGCAATAAAAATAATCGTTCTCATAATCAATCTCCTAGAGATATAAAGGGCCAGTCCACCGAATGGTGTAACCACCGTCAAGGATATTTCCCCGTGCTTTGTTCCTAGCAGGAGCAGCATAACCAGCGGCTTTTAGAATGTCACCCTTCTTGAACTTCTTGTCATTGTCAGTGTTGACAACAAAACCCCAAACACTACCGCCTTCAGTGAAGACCTTGATGTACTTGGAACCCGTTTTATAGGCGATTTTCTCGTTGAACTCAGCAATCATCGTCTTGTTGGTATCGCTAAGGATGCCCCGCCCTGCGGCTGCAGCACAACCTGTAGTCCAGTTGAAGTAGTCTGTTTTGATGTTCTCAATCAGGGCTGTCATTTCGTTATTCATAATCATTTCCTTATTTCTCATTGTATACATAGTATAACATACCAATTAGGGTATGTCAAGAAGAATCGTGCCTTATAAGTCCTTGATTTCATTGAGAATCCAAACTTTTTTCTTCATTTTACCAACGGTAAACTCCGAAAAACCCTCTGGAATGGGTTTATTCCACCCATTTTTACGGGCGATTCCCACACTAGGAAATACACCAGCAAGGTGCATTATGTGGGCCATAATCCAATTATCTTCGATATGCCATGCAGAATCCTTGTCTTCCCAGAAACCGAAAGACTTCATGTCCTTTTCGGACATTTTAGGATGTATGAAGTTGAACTCGTTATTGGATATCATAATAACCTCTCTTGATTTCCGATTATACCTAAGTATACCATCTTGAAAGAGGTTTGTCAAGCGTTATTTTTTTGCGTATCTACCAGTTTTAGGTCTTTTTCTACCCATCTTCACATTGAATCCAGAAGAACCCGGCAATCCGCCTTTTGGTTTACCAATTCCACCAGCCTTACCAACATTTCTGCCAGATGGCGCTTTGGTGATGCCTCGTAGCTGCATCTCATTTTCAATCCATGCATTTGCTGTAGGATTGTTCACTTTTTTCCTAGCTAGACCCTTGACCTGTCTTAACACATCATTAAAGAGCGTACCGTCATCTTCTTTTATATCGTTGTTATCTACGATGACCATGTTACCTCTAAAGTGCTGACTGAACTTACCCATGTTACTCTGCACCTGTTTCCATGACTTGGTTGCAACTGATTCGGGAACACTACGTTTGCGCTTTGCATTACGTTCAAGTGCAACATCAATGGAGGTGTTGACAAATATCATGTGTGTATCGTAACCCATCTGTTTAAGTTGGATTGACTGTTTTACAATCTTATCATAATCCTTACCAGTGCCATCAAGGATAAGTCCGATACGTCCTTTAAGATAATTGTCTTGGCGTGACTTGGTTACGTCCTTAGCTTTCTTTCGCAGTACTTCACGGGCGTCTGCTTCACTATCTGCCTTTGCAGTTCGCATGTCCTGATCAAAACCAGCATCCTTGAGATACTTCTCAAAAACGTCATCAGAATTGACTATGCGTAATCCAGTTCCACCAGTGGTTTTCCCGACAACGAATGATTTACCGCTGCCGGGACCACCAGCTAGAAAGAATGCTTTAAATATATTGGGGTCTTGTAGACCCTCTTGTAATTCGTGGAATGTTTTCATTCTTTCGTCCTATTAACTCTTGTTGTCGCATCAGTGATATCATATATTTATGATCTTCAGAAATTGGTTCAACTCTTCTCTCTTGTGTTTGAAAGGATTGCATCTTCTTAATTCTGTTTTTAGCTTTAGACATTTTCTCTTCCTTTTTCTTATGATATTGGTTAGAGGGTTTCTTTGTCATGATGTTTTGAGTTAATATCTCCTTTCTGTTTAAAATGATTTTCGGTTTAGTGCAAGCGAACGTTTTTGGAAACTTTGTTGTGCTGGGACTATATTAGAATTAGGTGAAGTTGTTTCGTCATATCCAGGCACATCACCATAAAAATGTTGATCAGAAAATACTTTACCATCCTGTATAGGTTTGATTTCTATATGATCAGCAGGCTCATGTTCCTTTTCAATGCTGTCTTTGGCAATGGTTATATACATTTTATGTTCTTTAGTGGATTGACTGAAAATGTGGTGAATAGTTTCAACGAGAAACTGGCCTCTGAGAAATTTATCTGTTTTATCATCATCTTCAGTATCGACTTTTGCTTTTGCTGCGATGTTAACAGTGATTACGTCACCAGCTCCATATGTAGTCTGGCCCCGTACTTCCATCTCAAATCTTATCCCCATAGCTAAATTGGTAAATAGGGAACGTCTTTTTTGAAAAGCAACCTCATGTTTTCTGGGATCAAAGATATACACAGATTTCTGCTCTCTGCTGTTGAACACTTCATATTGAGAATTTTTATATACTCCATTGTCATCTTTAACTGTAGAGGTGGGAGCAAGATATTGAATAGGAATGAAGTCTGAAACTCTATTTCCATCGTCATCTATTTCACCAGAGTTATAAATGTGAAAATCTTTTTTCTTTCCTTTTGTTGTGTATCTCTGAATTCCTTGTTGGTCTACACTCTCATCATCCAAATAGTTATATTCATTGACTGTGTATTTTTTCTGCACTATGTCATGAGTTATCAAACGAGAAGACAAACCACCAACTGAAAGCGAAGTCATAGAGTCCTGATTTGCTAGAATTTTAGAATTCATAATGGTGCCTAAATCTCTTGTCACCTTTGCATTCAATTTAAGATTGCTCATACCGATATCGGACGGATCACCAGGCGTACTATTTTCTTCGGTTTCAAAATATTCAAACCGTGAACCCTCGGCATATAAACTCTGCAATGATCTGAAATGGTATCCCTTGAAATTTTCAAAGAACACAAATGCAGGCGTACCATGTGTAAGAGCAGTGGCATTTCTAGTAAATTGTGAGATAATATCAAATGGTTTTCTATTATTTGTTATGACTTGTTTTGTATCATTACATTTCTCAATGTACAAGTCTTTTTTACATTTCAAATCTCTTGTCAACAAAGTCTCAACCATATCATGATATGTTCCCATGAGAGTTTTTGATACTACTGATCTCTGGTTGTGTATAATCTCTGATGTAGTAAAATCCATAGTCAAGATTTCTGTATCATTACCAATATAGTTTCGAGCTACCTTGATAATGTGCAATTGATTTTTATCAAATATTATTTTATGTTTAGGGTCTTCCAGAGTTGGAGTGGAAATAATTAATGACAAATATTCCTGACCAATAATAGGGCCTTCTACTGACAGCCCTATGGTATTTGCAATGACTAATTCTCCATATACTGAATTCGCATGTATGTCCTCATAGATACTGACTTCAACAATTGATCCTTCCACTGGTATTTCGTTACCTGTAGAAGTAAAAATTACTGCCTTCTCAATTATAAATTGTCCAGCTTGAGTTAATTTATCCATTAATATTACCTAAGCAGCTAATAGTGATTTATATTGTGATACAAAGTCTGTGACAAAACTAGGCCCAAGAATTTGAATCTCACGTTTTCTATCCTGTTCTTTCTCTTCATATTCAAAATTTGTTACAGCAGTTGCTGATGCATATAGTGTGTTGTCTGTACCAATATTTATGGTCACATCAGTATCACCAGAGCTCTGGGAAATCTCATAATGATGCACGGCATTAACGTCATCATATTTGTCATCGACATATGCTTGAAATTGATTGACATTCATTGGCCACTGATGATAACGATCATATATCTCATTAGTCAACAGAATAATCCAGTGAAGTTCTGCATCACCATATATGTCAAACGCAATACTCTCTGGCGTTTCAGTGCCACCCACAATATGTTTTTCAAATACAGTTAAATTTTGCTTGAGTGCGTCTGTTGCACCAATTCTTTTTAATATATTGGTGACTTTCTGAGTCTCTCCACCAATTGTGTTGGTGTATTTTATTTTAGGAAATGTTTCAAAATACATTTTAATATCCCTGCAACGCTGCTTCTTTCGTTATAATTTCTATTTCATTAAATTGCATAGATATAGATGTTGATTGTGGTGAAGCGCCACGAAAATCTTCTTCATAAGCAGTATATCTATCACCACCATACTTAATATCCAATGCCGACAAATAACAAGTAGAAATTTTATTCAGATATCCATTTTCTTTTGCTGTTCCATTTCGCTGTTGCATATAGTACTTGATATCCATAGTGGTTGGTATAGTTAGTGTTCTATCTCTTCCCGCATCCCCAGTATCACCAGCACCAGCACCAGGCGTGGTTCCACCAATACCCAAAGCAGAAAACCCTGCTCCAAATGAGTCTGTGTATTTTGGTAACATTGCTATCTTAAACGCATTTACAATCATGAAGACTTGGTTAGCCTCTTCTGTACTTTTAGGAATAAATGTGAATTCAAATTGAAAAGACCTTCTATCTACACCCTCAAACACCAACTCCATTTTGTCAGTAACAATCTTTCCAGATTGGACAAATGCTAATTCTTTCAGTCCTGCTGCAGCTGCATTTACACCAGCGCCAACGGCGGCGCCTACTCCTTTTACGACAGCCGCACCAGCACCTTTTATCGCATCTTTACCGGCCGATGCAAATTGACCGCCAGCAACTTTACCAGCAATATTTCCCAAATCTTCTGCTGTCGAAGAAATTGCTGTGTCAGCATATTTTGATTTATATGATACACTTACCTGTGGGGGCATATAAAGTGCAATTTGAGTTCCAACTTTTTTGGAAGAACCCTTTAGTGCAAAACTTCTGTTTCGACCGCCAGGCGAATCTTGTTTGACTAATTTACCATTGGTTAAACTGTGGAGTTGAAAAATAACATAGTGACCCTGAGCAAAATCAGCAGTATCCATAGGGTAAGCAAGCATATCTACACCAAGACCTTTACCCGTTGATCTTCTATTGGCATCTGCGGCATCGGCAACTGCCGCTGCTGTCTGGCCACTAAATGGATTAGTTGATTGTGTTGCGGCGCTTTTGGCATTCGCAATAAATTTCTGTAACTCACCCATGTATTTTTCCCATCTAAATATAGTCTATAAAGGTATTTATACATCATGGCATACAAAGGACGATACACACCACAAAATCCCCAAAAATATAGGGGCAATCCATCAAAAATTATTTACCGTTCTCTTTGGGAACGAAAGTTTATGAAGTATTGTGACCAAAGCAGTTCTATAGTAGAATGGGGTAGTGAAGAAGTAATTATTCCCTATATATCTCCTTTGGATGGCCGAATGCATCGTTACTTCCCTGATTTCTATATAAAGGTCAAACAACATGACAATAAGATGAAAAGATATATTATTGAGGTAAAACCAAAGAAGCAATGTAGTCCACCAGACCCCAAACCCTCAAGAAAAACTAAACGGTGGATTTCTGAAGTAAAAACATGGGGGGTCAACGAGGCTAAATGGAAATCAGCAAATTCTTGGTGTTTAGATAAGGGTATGGAATTTAAGATACTGACAGAAGATGATTTGGGTATTCGTTATAAATAAGGGTATGGCAAATAGCGATTACATACAGGGCGTTATAGACGCTGCAAAAGGCAAACCATACTCGACAGATTGGTATCGGGATAAGATTAAGGAATTTGGTCAACCCGGCCGGTTGGACCTTATTAGAGATGGTAAACGAGGCGCATCACCGTTTGGCGGAACGTTGAATATGTTTGTGTATGGACCCAAACACAAAAAGAAATTACCATACTATGATTCATTCCCACTGGTGTTGCCTATAGAAAACTATACAGACGGATTTCTTGGATTGAATTTTCATTATCTACCAATACCTCTAAGAATGAAATTATTGGATAAGATGTTGGATTCTGATTTACGAACAAGTTACAATGCTATCAAAGGAATTAAATTAGTTCAACCAACGATACACAGATACTTGGCTGGATATACGAAATCACAATTTCGTAAGATTGAGGAAGATGAATTAGTTGTAGCAACATTGCTCCCTGTTCACAATTTCAAAAAATCCTCTGCTAAGGCAGTTTGGGCAGATTCAAGGAAAATGATCTAATGGCATTTGAAGACAATCAAAGAGAATCTAATATTAATTCGGCGTTTGATGTAACTGAAGTCGAAGTAATCCGCCTGCCTAGGTTTGAAGGCTTCACAGAGGTGACTAAACCATCATCAACAATTGATACACTTCGTAGTGAATTGTCATCAGGGGGTTTACCACAGTCTAACAGATTTCAGTTGAACATCAATCCACCTAGAAACTTGTTAGGGGGAACTTCAATATTACGAAGACTTATGATACGAACAGTTGCAGTAGACTTGCCAGGCAATACACTAGATACAATTCCAGATAATAACATATATGGACCAAACAGAAATATTGTACAAGGAATAAGTTATGCTGACTCTATTGATGCTAAATTTCTGATGGATGAAAATTTTGACATACATCAGTACTTTCAAGAATGGCAGAGATTGATGTATGATCACAGAACATGGAACTTGAAATACTATAATGATTATATCGGAAATATGGACATTTTTATTTTAAACAGGGATCATCGACCAACAGCAGCATTTAGATTATGGGAAGTATACCCCGCTACTATTGGTTCTATATCACTTGATATGGGGAGTAGAGAACCTATAAATGCATTCACTGTATCTTTTAATTTTAGATTTTGGTCTGATATTGGAAAATATGGAACTAAACAACCAACAGAAGTATCTGGTAGAAGTAGTTCTACTTTACAAGAGCAGATATTAGGAGGTGGAAACCCGATAAGACCACCAGTAGAACAACGAAGAACTTTTAATACAACTACAGTATAATAATGATTTGATAAGGAGACAATACTATGGCTTTGCCAAAACTTGAAACACCCACCTATATGATGGAAAGACCCTCAACAGGGGAAGAAATTAGATACCGACCATTTCTGGTCAAAGAAGAAAAAATTCTTCTTCTAGCAATGGAGGAAAACAAACCAACTTCGACTCATCAAGCGGTTCTTGATTTAGTCAATGCTTGCACTTTCGGAGAAATTGGT